GATATTTAATGAACAAGTTTAGTTGTCAAGTCTGAACTACTAGAAGTAGAAAGAGAATCAGAATTACACATGGGTTTATAACCACCGTTCCAAGGACTAGGAAAGGGTATTTCATGTTTAGAAACACAATCATCAATCCCGTGACCCCAATTGTTATAATGACCTAATCCCTTGAGTTTATTTTGTTCTTCTAATGCATTTGCTATTCTATTAAGAGCAAATACTATATCTTTTAAAGATCCGTCTATATTTGTAATCATATTTTTATATTAAAAAAATTAACATAAAAAAATTAATTGTCAAACCATTTTTTAATGTTTTTACCTATACATGTTGGTATTTTAAAAAATAAACTTTCTTCGTTAAGTGCATGAGCTTCTTTTGCGTTGGCAATTGTGATGAAATCAGATAACAGCTTAATATTTCTTTCAAATCCTGCACCCTTTGATTTGTGATAAGCACTTTTACTAAAATGTCCATCATTTAAAACAATGGAATCTGGACTTTCTTCCATCCACATCTCAGTTAACATTTTATCATCTGATAAAACATAGGCAGTTTTTACTTTTTTTCTAAGATTTTTCCAATTTAAAGCATCAAAACCTCTATCTGTTCCTCTTAGATGAACCAAAGGCATTTTTGTTAAAGTTTTTGTTTTATTTTTAATTAATTGTTTAACTTCATCGGTTAATCTTAATTTATCTGAAATTAAATCGTAATCATATCTCCTATAACCTATACCAGAATAAACAACACATTCTTCATCTCTGTTTTCTATATTTTCCCATTCTTTTATATTATAAAGCCATTCACCACCCTTTGGATAATTTATTTCAGACCAAATAATAGGATGAACATTTTTCTTTTTTGGTTCTTTTTCAATTGTTTGGATATTTTTAATTTTAAAATATCTAAAAAAAGAATCATTCCAAATAGAATCTTTCCAATCCACATGCAAAATTCTTTTTTCATTTTCCGCTAACCACATACAATAAGTTAATCCCTGAAGCCTGTCACCAAATCCTTCCCAACCTTTCATAATAATGTATTTTGCTTTTGGCATAAAAATTTCCAAGAAGTATTATAAGATATTTAAGTATTATAAGATATTTAAGTATTATATTTAAATTAAAAGCACTATAAGGGTTAAAAAGGATGACATCCTATTTTACTCCTGTGAGATATATTTGTCAATAGGTAGTTTTAACTTTTTTTTATGTTTGGTTAAAAATTCTTCATCTTCACCAGATGGAATAATACAAGGATAACCATCAAAAATACCTTTAATACACTGAAATAAAGGCTTTTCACTCTGTATTTCAACAAAATTTGGTAATTTTGACTTTAAAACTTTTTTTGCAACCTTAATAAACCTATTTGGGTCATCAAAATACTCATTCCACACGTTTAAATTGATTTTTTCTCTATAAAAGCATAAAATTTTGCAATTTGACTTGTTCAATTTATCATTAATGATAATTAACGCATCTGTAATCCACAATTGTATATATTCCTTTATCCTTATATTCTTTTCAGATATTTTACCATTCTTTAATAATTGCCACTCGTAGCAATAATCAACATAATCTGCTGCAAGTTCTTCGATGTAATCAAATACGTCAAATATAAGGATATTATCCTTTAAATGGTAAAAAAAATAATCTTTAGAGTACCTCATCCTTATTAGATATTATAACATCTAATAGGATTTGTTCAACTATTTCTTGTGGTAAACCAGTGTTTGCATGTTTAACACTTTCGTTAATTTGTGAGAACTGGTGTTTTAATCTATCTTTCAACTCAAATGCAAAAATGGTTTGCTCCTTGGTAAGCTTTTCGTAGGTTGGTGTTTGCTGAAGCCTAAGTGCCTCTAGTAATGGTTCACCAGCATTTGCAACAATACCAGCAAGTCTTTTATAAAAACGATTAAGAGGAGAGTTTGCAGCGAAATTAGCTACCTTTGAGATATTTTCATACAAATAACTTAAAACTAAAGATTTCTCCACTTGTTCTTTAACCGATGCAAGAAATTCAGGACCTCTCACATGAACTTTACCATAAGGATTGAATGGACATCCTGTACCAACTACCTTTGAACCACAAAAAATACATTTATTTGGTGCACCAAAATGAACATGTGTCTTTGTTGGACTGTAAAGACAAGGTCTTCCGTAATATTTTGAGTTACAATATATGCAATGAGAGTCCATGTTCTATTATTTAGTCTAAAATACCAAATTTTTCTAGTTCTTGTTTGGGTGCTTTACCTATTCTTAGGTTTAAAATGCCATTATAATAGTCTTTTCTGAATAAAACATCTTTTTCCATTTGTTCTTTTGCTTCAAAATAAGCCAAAGCCCATTTGGAATCGCAAGTTTTTAATATTTTAAATATAAATTTATCCTTACCATGAATTTTAATATCTTGCATTAAATCATTTGAAGAACTTGTATATGTTTTCCAATCGGATTCTTTCGAGTCAATCCTGTTTCTGGTTTTTCCTTTTAGAGGTTTTCTTTTAACCCTAGATTTACATTGTTTTTTACCAATATACTTCTTATTACTAACAGTATTTGTAATTTCATATATAAACCCAAAAGTATCTTCTGTTATTTCAACAGATTCATTTAAAATCCAGTGACCAGTATCCATTATTTCTTTTTACGTTTAACACGCTTGCGTGTTTTTTTACTCTTGGAATTCATCAACGGGGGGAAATTTCTTCTAATAACTCCACCAACAGGTGCTGGTAAACGCACATCATTACCAGCATTCCAAACATTAACTCCACTAAATTGACTTGAAGTGCCAGAAGAAGCTCCTAATGTTCCACCTGCCGTACTGTTAGAATTTTCTGATATTAATTTATTAAATAATTGTTGAAAACGTTTCATAATGTGTTATAGTGTTAATATACTTATGGAGATATTTGATAAATTTCAGGAAGAAATTAAAGAAGATGTTAAAATCGATCAATTAAATTTGTTAGATAAGCAAATGATGCTTCCTGCAATTAAACATAAATGGGTTGCAAGACTCATGATGCAAAAAAAAACAAAAAATTCTTTAGATAAAAAGAAAAAAGAATTAAAAGAAGAAGTACTTAAAACATTAACCGAAAAAGGCATCCCAACAGGTATACCTAAAGTAGCACTCGATGCAAAAGTAGAATCTTCTGATGTTATTCAAAAAATAAATCAAGAAATTCAAGACGCACAAATTTTAATAGAATATTTAGAAAAAGTTGAAGGTGTATTTCGTAGCATGACTTTTGATATTAAAAATATCACAGAAATTACCAAGTTAGAAACCACATGATTGAATTAACCTTAACCCCTAGCGGTAAACAAGCTCAGATTAACACTGATGCGTCTACGCTTGCGCTGATAAGGGATAAGTTTTCTATTGCAAATCCCGCACACCGAAGGAACGCACGGTTTGTACCAGCAAGACTATACTGTATTACCCCATCTGGTAAATTCGAAATAGGAATGTTAAAAGACATATGTTCTTATTTGGAAAGTTGCCAAAAATCCTTTAATATAACTGATATTCTTAAAAAGAAATTTTCTGTTGGGTTTCAAAATCCAATTATTAAAAAATATTGCATGGTTTACAGGGATCACCAAGATAAATCAATCAACATGGCAATTAAAAAAGGAAGAGGTATCATTTGTATTCCTACTGCTGGTGGAAAAACTCTTATTATGGCTGGTATAATAGAAAGCATGAGACTTTCTATGTATAAGCCAAATGCAAAAGCTCTTGTTTTGGTTCCAAATATTCAACTAGTTGAGCAGACTGCAAAGGATTTTGAAGAATATGGCATGGAAAAAGTTACCAAATGGTCAGGTGATAACATCCCAGATCAAAATGCAACAACTATTGTTACTGGTACTCAAATACTTTTAAGTAACAAAAGTGATTTATCACTTTTAAATGATATTGATTTACTTTTAGTTGATGAAACTCATGGGTTAAGAAAGGGAAACGAGATTAATAAGGTTCTGCAACTTATAAACACTGATTATAAATTTGGGTTTACTGGAACAATGCCCACATCACTTATCGATCAATGGAATATTATTGGAAAGATAGGACCCATCATCTACGAGGAAAAAACTCAAGACTTACAAGACAAAAATTATGTTTCAGATTTTAAGATATTTATATTAAATATCATTCATAAAAATATTCCAAGATTTAATCATAATCCAGCTAGACCAAGTGAAGCTTTTGAAAAAGAACTTGAATTTTTGACAAATAACTCAAGAAGAAACGAAATTATCACAAATCTTGCGTTAAAAGTCAAAAATAATACAATTATAATGGCTGACAGGATTCAACATGGAGAAACTCTTGAGCAATTATTAAAAAACAAAAGTGAAGAATTTAACAAGATTGTTTATTTCATAAGGGGATCAACCGAAATGGAAGACAGGGAAGCAATAAGAAAACTTATGGACGGTAGAGATGACGTAGTTGTTGTTGCAATATCGAAAATCTTCAGTACAGGTATAAATATACCCAATCTTCATAATATTATTTTTGCATCTGCTGGTAAGGCAAAAATAAAGATCATGCAATCCATTGGTCGTGCGTTAAGATTACATCCAACAAAATCAATGGCTAATATTTTTGATATTTCTGATAATACAAAGTATGGCAAAAGACATTTAACCGAAAGAGAAACTTTATACATTAACGAAAAATACAATTATGACAAAACCGACATACATTAAAAGAAAAAAACGAGTAAAAAAAGAAGACACATTTGATGATTTAATTTATCATGATATTATTGATGATAGTCATGATTTAAGAGATGATCATGAAGAAGAAATGTTAATAAATGATGAAGATGACATTGATCTCGTTGAAGATGCTTTAGATGAAAATATTTTGGTTGAGGTAATCAAAGATACTAATGATATTCCAAAGCGAAAAACAAAAGCAGTTACGGATAAAACAAAATATTACGTTGACCCGAAAGAATTTGATTCCGAAATAGTCAGCTATTATGATACTGGTAAAATGTCTGATAATTTAGCAAATATGATTAGTAAAATTTCTAATAAATTAAGTTATGCCCCAAACTTTATTAATTATACTTATCGAGAAGAAATGGTTGGTGATGGTGTTATCAGAATGATGAAGGCATTGATGGCAAAAAAGTACAATCGTGAGAAAGGAACAAATCCCTTTTCATATTTTACTAGAATTGCCTTTAATGCATTCAGAAATAGAATCAAAAAAGAAAAGCACATGGCTGACACTCACGAAAAATATCAAAATGAATTAATGATGATGTCTCAAAATTATAACGTTTTGATGAAAAATAATAATATCAGAATTAACAAAGAAAGAGAAAGACATTGAAATATTTTAAATTGCTGATAGAATAGTCTTAATGAAAATTTCTAGTAAAAAAATAGGATGTTTTTCTGATATTCACATAGGTTTAGGTCAAGATGGCAAACAATGGCACGATATTGCTTTGAAATTTGCTAAATGGGCATCCGAAAAATATAAAGAACTTGGTATTGATGAAATTATAATACCAGGCGATATATTTCACAATAGAAGCGAAATCAATGTAGCTACTTTAGCTACAGCAAAACAATTTTTTGATTATTTTAAAGATTTTACCGTTTATATTTCTAGCGGAAATCACGATTGCTTTTACAAAAACAATAGCACGGTTAACTCTATATCAATTTTATCTGGATGGAACAATATTTTAATTATTGATAAAGAATGCGTTGTTCTTAAAACACCTTATAAAGATATTGTTATGGTTCCTTGGGGCGTTGAATATGATCAAATACCAAAAACAGACGGTATAATATTTGGTCATTTTGAAATCAGTTCGTTTTATATGAATTCCTACAAGGTATGCGAACATGGAATGGAATCTAAACAACTTTTTAAAAAGTCTCCTATGATTATTTCTGGTCATTTCCACAAAAAGGACGATAGAAAATATAATAAAGGTAGAATTGTTTATTTAGGTAGTCCATATCAACATAATTTTGGAGATACTGGTGATAGCAGAGGAATTTATGTATTAGATTTAGAGAAAACCGAACTACAATTTATAGAAAATAATATTTCACCTAAACATCTTAAACTTTCAACTAAAGCATTTGTGGAAAACCCCGAATCTATAAAAAGTGAATTGTTAAAGGAACAATTAAAAAACAATATTGTTAGTTTAATTATTGATACCGAAATTGATCAAGAAAAACTTGCACTTTTAACTTCAAAATTACAAATAATAGAACCATTATCAATTAGAACTGATTTTATTACAGATAATACAGGTATTGAAACGCTCGACAATACAAAGGAAATAGATTCTGGCAACTTAATTAAAGATATGGAGGATTTTGTAAACAACTTAACCATAGAAAACAAACAAGAGGTCATTGATTATCTGACCGAATCTTATAATTTATTATCTAAATGAACAATTTAATAGGAATAGGCATTCTTGACCTTTATACACAAGAAGATTTACAAAATTGTTGGGATTCCATTCCTGACAAGTATAAAAATCATGATGATTTATTGACTCGTGTTTTTGTGGTAAGAAACAATGATAATAAACCAATAACTGATGCCCAGACAAAAAAATACTCAACTGCTGTTCAAATGGCAACAATGAGAAATTATCTTGTTTCTCAAATGAGACTAAAGGGATGCAAATATTATTTTCTTTTACACTCTAATGTGATTATTAAAGATCCAGAAATATTTGAAAAAACACTTAAATTAGCAGATACTTTCGGTACATGGGTAATCATGGGTCCTTCCACAATAGATCAAACAATTGAAGACGATAATGGGTTAAATTTAAACCTTTCAAAGAATTTAAATTCTGAATTTATGTTTTTATTTTCAGGAATTGTAAAAAACAATGGTTATTTTGATGAAAAGTTTTTTAATGGAAAAGATATTGATGTATTGGATTATGTTTTAAAATTAAGAAATAAAAAAGCATACCCTGCTACAAATTATCATCCAATAATATCAGAAGGTTTAGAAATTAAAAAAACGCAAATTAATAAATTGGGATTAAAGGATATTCCTGACATAGACAGAAGCGTTCAAATAAGTTATGCAAACTTTTTTAATACGCACAAGTACATCCCAACCGAAACCGATCCCCCACACGTATCAGAAAAAGAACTTTTAGCATCAATGGAGGAAATTCAAAAAAATTATGCAAAACGGTAAAATAGGAGTTGGATTAATAACATGCGATAGACCTAATTTCTTTAATAAAAGTTTTTTATCTATTAAAGATATACCAAATATAGATATAGTCGTAGTGGATGATGGCATAACACCAGTTGTTGATGAAACTTTTGAAGTTGCATCTATTAAAACAATAGGCAAAATAGGTGTTGGTAAAGCAAAAAACAAAGCTTTAAAATATCTATTAGATAATAATTGTGAACATATTTTTTTAATGGAAGATGATATTTTTATTAAGAATGGTGAAGTTTTCCAAAAATACATCGACACTGCTCTTAACACGGGCGTTAAACATCTTAATTTTGGATTGCATGGAAACCACAATCTTGATCTTAATAAAAAACCAATCGTCAGAAAGACCATAAATTATACTGATGGTTGTAAAATAGATTTGTACCCCAATCTTCTTGGTGCATTTAGTTATTACCATAGAGATGTTTTAGATAAATGCGGGTTAATGGACGAAGAATACTATAATGCACTTGAACATGTTGATCATACCTATCAAATTATAAAAGAAGGATACCATCCTCCGTTTAGATGGTTTGCTGATATTCATAATTCCCAAAATTACCTTGAAGATATTGTTGAAGATCACAAAGAAAGTAAAATTAGATCGGATGAGGATTTTCACAAAAAATTTATAACAGCATTAGATATTTTTATTAAGAAAAACAACTTTTCAGTAATTGGCAATTACGGACCCCAAGAAAAAAATTACACAATCCAAGAAGTAATACAAAATCTTATAACAATTCACGAAAAATATGCCAGAAAATGAAAAAATAGGTGTTGGTATAACCACTTATAATTCAGAAGGGTATTTTAAGACTCTTTATGATTCTCTTCCTCTTGATAAGATTGACGAATTGGTTGT